CGAGGGCAGGCTGTATGATCCTGATGAACTGCGCAGATATTTCGAGCTTCCTGATGCCAAGCCTGATGCTGTTATCAGTGTATGCGATACAAAGGATAAAGGCAGCGACGATTGCGTGATGCCCGTTGCTTACGTCTATGGGGATAACTACTACATAGAGGACATACTGTGTGACAACAGTAAGCCTGAAGTGGTTGATGAATTGCTGATTCAGATGCTTATAAAGCATAAGGTTCAGATGAGCTGCTTTGAGAGCAATGCCGCTGGTGGACGCGTGGCTCAGACTGTCCAGGCCGGCGTCAAGGCGCGTGGCGGCATTACAAAAATCGAGACGAGATACACCACGCAGAATAAGGAAACGAAGATACTCGCCAATTCTCCGTGGGTGAAACAGCATTGTTTGTTCAAAGACGATACTGTCAGCGACAAGAATTACAAAAAGGCGTTGAATAAGCTGTGCGGATATTCCGTTTCATCCAGGAACAAGCATGATGACGTTGCTGACGCCTTCAGTCAGCTTGCTTTGTATGCTGAGAGTATGGGCGGAGCCAAAGTGCATGTCATTCAGCGCCCATTCTAATGAAATAGTTCTGAAAACTACTTGACATAGTTTTGAAAAACTGCTATAATGTAAGAGAGAAAATGGAATACTTAGATGTATTTACTAATGTGAGACGGATTAACAGATAGTCCGTCTCGCTTTTTTGTAGGAATTTGGTGTAACGGTAGCATACGCGGCTCCAACCCGCTTGGTAAGGGTTCAAATCCTTTAATTCCTGCTTATATCATTCTGAAAGGAGGCCAATCTGCGGTGCCGAACAACATTGAATCGTATTGGGATAACATTCCTGATGGCGTCCATCCTGTCCTCCCCGGCAGCCAGCTTTTTGGGCGTGTAGAGGTCCTGACTGGTGTAGACGAGATTACGCGGGACAACCTCTGGATGGTGCTGAGTGAATGCCTTGCGGTTCACTGGTTCAATTCAGCACAGATTGACTACCTTTACCGATATAACCGAGGTATGCAGCCCATTCTCAGTCGCAAAAAGCAGACCCGACCTGAAATCAACAACAAGGTTGTTGAGAATCATGCCTCTGAGGTCAGCCAGTTTGTAGCGGCATACTTCATGGGCGAACCTGTGGTGTACGTGCGGCGTGGCGATGATGAGGGACGTTCAAAGGACATCGAGCTTCTGAACGACTACATGCTGTATGAGGACAAGGCAACCCGCGACATGGAGATGGCTACATGGATGGCTATTTGTGGCGTGGGCTATCGTATGGTTCTCCCTGACCCTGATTCTTTTGACGATCCTGATTTCGCTCCGTTTGAGATAGATACTCCTGATCCGCGCTTCACCTTTGTGGCGTACAGCACTGCTTTTGGTCATAAGCGCATGATGGGCGTGCGCATGGTGTGGCGGCAGGGCAATGACGGAGAGTTCAAGTGGCTGTTCTGCGGCTATACACGGACTCACTACTTTGAGATTTGGGATGGCGCTGATCTTGTGAAGTGGGAGCCGCACACCCTGCGGGAGATTCCCATTTTTGAGTATCGGCTGAACATGAACATGCTGGGCAGCTTCGAGCCTGCCATCCCTATCCTCAACGCTATCAATACCATTCAGAGCAACCGCGTGGATGGTCTGGAGCAGTTCGTGCAGTCTTTCTTGAAGTTCATCAACTGTGACATCGAGGAAGATACTGTTGCACAGCTTCGCAAGATGGGTGCTATCGTCCTAAAGAGCGTCAATGGCCTGAACAGCGACGTGGACCTTGTGTCCCAGGAGTTGAATCAGCAGCAGACGCAGACGTTAGTGGATTACTTGTATGACCAGGTGCTCTACATTTGTGGTCTGCCGACGACTACCAAGGGTGGTGCGTCCACGTCTGATACTGGTCAGGCTGTCCTCTTGCGTGATGGCTGGCAGCAAGCAGAGGCCAGGGCGCAGATCACTGAAAAGCTGTATCGCAAGTCAGAGCGCGAGTTCCTGCGGCTGGTGCTCAGAATCATGGGCGAGACCCGCGACATCGACCTGAAGCTGGCCGCTGTCGAATGCAAGTTCACCCGCCGTCAGCACGATAACCTTCAGAGTAAGTGCCAAGCACTTACATCGCTGTTGCAGGCTGGCATCCATCCCGAAATCGCCATTGCCACTTCCGGGCTGTTCAACGATCCTATGGACGTGTTTACGCAAAGTAAGCGGTATCTGGATAAATGGGAGCCTGTGACCATGCTCATGAACGAGATGCTTACAAGTGGAAACATCCCCACAACTACGGAGGTTTCTGAAAGCGAGCAGGCGGCGACTAACGAGGAAAATGCTGAGAAAACCGCTTCTGAAAGCGAGGAAACCAGCGAGACAGGGCGTGACAACCAGTGATGACGCCTGACATCTTTGGACATGCGGACAGGTCGCTGATGATCCTGTTCAACTACATGTCCAACGAATTTCAGCGGTTTGCAATTCTGCCGTTCGACCGGTTGAACATACTGGATTGCCGCAAGCGCGTTAATGAAATGTATAAGCGCATGGAGACTGTCATCGTGCACGAGTACGAGGACATTGCGCGTAAAGCCTACCGTGATGCGGCTATCGACGTATCTATAAGCGATGATGGCTTCGACCCATATGAGTTTGTATGGGCGATGCTGAAAGCCTACGATCCTGTCAGCGATTTTGTATATACAAGAGAGTACACGCGCAAGCGTGACAGGATGTTTGAGAGCGTCATTGCCACGGAGCTGGGCAACCAGGAGATGCGCAAAAACCTGAAACGTGGACTGGATGTACTGGCAAATCAGGTGCGGCAGTATGCGGATAATATCACTGTCGGAGCACGTATCACAGCGTTTAGGAATGCGCGGATAAGGTATGTGCGCTGGGTGACAGAGGACGATGAAAAGGTCTGCAAGGTGTGCGAGCCGAGGAATGGTGTCATATATCAGATAAACGATTTCCCGGTTTTGCCAGCACATTGGCGTTGCAGATGCCATCCCGAACCGGCCACCGAGGACGAATACCTGGCCCAAAACGGATGGAGAGCGAATGCCTGATGTAGCAATCAGTTCTTTATTTTATTTGCTTACGGGCACGCTGAATAATGATGGCGACATAATTTATACGCCTCTTGTCGAGGTAAAAGATTGGCCTGACATTACAGGTGTACGTGAGGCGTTGGATGCAACAACAACGGCCAATAAGGCAAATAGCAACATTGAAGGCGTTCAGGCGAATGATACTAAGACTTTCACCTGCAATTACAACAAAACTGATTTCGAGAAGATAAAAGCCTTAAATGGGAATGAACAGTATATTGCATTCCTGTTTGGGCGAAACGGCGAACACGGACGATTTGTTGGGAAAGCTTATGTCAGCGCAGCCGTGAACGGTAATGCCGTCAATGAAATCGTAAACATGACTGTCACACTAATTATGACAGACGGACCCTATGAGGTATTTGAACCTGTCCTTGTTAATTGGACAACTGATAATGGAAACGATATTCAGACCGAACAAAACGAGAACATCAAGTTCAATATCGCGCCTGTCAAGAATGTGCGCGAGATTTTCAAAAAGAACTTCATGAGACAGTTGTTCAACATGTAGTGGTTTTAAGTGACGATTAGTCATTTGAAATACTTGCGGAGATGCAAGAGAAAAAGCGCACTCCACCAGAGAAGGCGGAGCACAAAAAAATTTCGCATGTAGCACAAGGAGGAAAAACTATGGCATTCGACTGGAACAATGTTGACGGCTACCGCGAGGATATGACCGCCGACGAAAAGCTGGCTTTGCTGGAAAACTACAATCCCGGCCAGCCTGCACCTGCACCCGACCCCGCTCCCGCTTCTGATCCTACGCCTGACCCCGCACCTGCGCCCGCACCCAAGCCTGATAAGGCCACCGAGCTGATGAATGAAGTCAAGTGGAAACGCGAACGCGACAAGCTGACTTCTGAAAACGCGAACCTGAAGCGCCAGCTCCGCTCCCGCATGAGCGAAGAAGAGGCCCGCGAGGCGGACCGCAAGGCCGAGATGGAGGCCCGTGACGCCGAGCTGGAGGCCCTGCGCCGGGACAAGACCCTGAGCAACTACCGGGCCAGTTTCATTGGCCGTGGATTCGACGAGGGTATGGCCCAGAAGGCCGCTGAAGCTCTGGCTGACGGCGATGCCGAGACCCTGTTCGACATCATGGCGCGGCGCGACCTGAATTGGGAGAAGAACATGCGGGCGAAGATTCTGGCCGAAACGCCGAAGCCTCCCGCCAGTGATCCCAATAGCGAGGAGTACAAGAAACAGGATCAGGCGAACCTTCGCCGCTTGTTTGGACTGCCTCCCACCAAATGATGAACACATAGGAGGAAAGAGATATGCCTTTTGCTAACACTATCGCTCTTGCCGAGAGATACCTGCCCCTGCTGGATGAGGTGTACAAGTACAGCTCCCGCTCCGCCGTTCTGGACAATCCGAACGTTCAGTTCATCGGCGGCAATGCCGTGAAGGTCTTTAAGACCAGCATGGACGGCCTGGGCAACTACAGCCGCAACAACGGCTACGTCAACGGCAACGTGAACGGCACCTGGGAGACCATGACCCTCAGGCAGGACCGTGGCCGTTCCTTCCAGATCGACCGAATGGACAATGAGGAGAGTCTGGACATGGCCTTCGGTACCCTGGCCGGTGAGTTCATCAGGACCAAGGTAGTCCCTATTGCGGCGTAACTTTGGGGACAATGTGAAGTAATTCACATTTAGAAAACTTCCTTAATTGCTGGGACATCCTATAGAGGACAATCAGCAGCCAAGGTATGTGAATTTATAGCGACACCATAGGGGAGGCGCGAAAATGGAAATTTGGAAACCTGTTATCGGATATGAAGGATATTACGAGGTTAGCAGTTGTGGACGTGTGAGAAGCATTGACCATTATGCGAATACTGGAATCTTGCATTCTAATGAGCGATTGGTCAAAGGGCATGTATTAAAGCAAAACAATAAGCGGAACGGGTATCTCACGGTTGATTTATCGAATGGAAACCATGTCAAGACGATACTTGTTCACAAGTTGGTTGCAACAGCTTTTCTTGAAAAGAAGGCTTATCACACGCAAGTGAACCACATCAACTGCGACAAGCACGATAACCGTGTGGAAAACCTTGAATGGTGTACTGGTGAGGAAAATCGCGCACACGCAAAGGCTAATAACCTTTATCATAATCCGAATAAAAAAACGGTGAAATGCAAGCAGACCGGGCAGACGTTTGAAAGTAGCTATAAGGCAGCTGAATGGGTAAACCAAACACGCTATGGTAATTCAAAACAAACAATGAACATTGCTTGCAAAATCCGTTCTGTATGTACTGGTAAGCAAAGAAGTGCTTATGGGTATACATGGGAACAGGTTTAAGAAATCACATACAAGGTTCATCGACTATCCCGTAACGGGAGTAGAGGCAAGCGCCTCGAAATGGGAAGCCCCGCGTAAAGCGGGTGGTGATATAGTCACAACTTCTACAGCAATGTAGAGCAGTAATGAAACGAATGCAGATTAGCGACCTGCATTGAAGATATTGGAAAATGACGCCTACACCTTCGCCAAGCTGTGCGGTGCTACCGGCATTCAGAAGGCGACTGCCGCTGACATCACTCCTGGCACCACCGATGTTCCCGGCCTGATTGACACCGCTACCAAGGCGATGAATGAGGCTGAGGTCCCCGAGGAGGGCCGTCTGCTGTTCATCTCCGAGACTGCCTATGAGGGCCTGAAGAATAAGATCGCCCGCTTCACCGAGAACGGCGAGCGCAACATCTACAACGGCATCGAGGCGTACAACGGCATGCGCGTGATTCGCGTACCGCAGACGCGCTTCTACACTGCCATCACCCAGTACGACGGCACCACTTCCGGTCAGGAGACCGGCGGCTACGTCGGCACCTCCGGCGCGTATCCCATCAACTTCCTGATGGTCCATCCCAGCGCCATCCTGAAGGTAATGAAGCACGTCCTGCCGCGCATCTTTACTCCCGACATCAACCAGGCGGCTGATGCGTGGAAGTTCGACTACCGCTGCTACTGGGACACCTTCGTGTATGAAAACAAGGCCCAGGGCATCTACCTGCACAACGCAGCTACCGCTCTGACCTAATCGGAGGACAATGCGATGGCTGTGATGCAGACACCGCAGGGCCTGGTAATTGGGCTGATTCCTGAAAAGTATCAGCCCAAGGCCAAGCCCGTTGCGGAAAAAGACCCCGCGACCGAGGATAAGGTTGAACCGGCCGCCAAGAAGCCGGGCAGACCTCCGAAGAAGTAAAACGCACAAAGGAGGGTAGGATGATATGGGCATGACCATAGAGGAAAAACTGACGATGGTCAAGGCGATTCTGCGCATTGATGCCAGTGATGTATCCGAGGACGCGCTTATTACCACCTACCTTACTTTAGCGTCAAGGGAAATCCTCGGCTGGCGGTACTCTAACGCAAACCCGGACAATGTGCCTGAAGATGTGCCTGCTGAATATGAGATGACGCAGGTAATGTCTGTTATCGCCGGATATACGCAGAGCGGTGTAGAAAGCCAAGTGCTGAGTATTGAAAACGGCATACACAGGCACTTCAAGTATGCTGACATGGTTGAGTACATTCGCAACAATGTTATCCCGATTGCCGGTGTTTTGCGCGCTAAAACTGCCGCTGACGATGCCGGCGACGATACGGGCGGTGATACTGGTGGGACGGACAGCGAACCGTAACAAGCAACCGTTTTGGTACGCGCTGTATGACGTTACAGTCGAGGACTACGACGACTACGGCAACCAGATAGGCACTCACCCGGACTACAGCAACCCTGTCAAGGCATACGCCAACATCTCTCCCGCCCGTGGTGATGTCGCTGCCCGCCAGTTCGGTGACGATGACCTGTATGACAAGGAAGTCCTTATCGAAGAGCGCGACACGCCTATCAATGAGTACGCGGTGCTGTGGATAGATCATGTGCCGCAACTGGATGAGAATGGCGCGTTGGTAGTGGACGATAACGGCAGACCCGTCACTCCGTGGGACTACATCGTCAAGAAAGTCGGGCGGGGCCTGCCTATCTTTGGCAATACGCTGTTGGCCGTAAGCAAGGTGAGCGTGTCGTGAGCAGGACTATCAAGCTTGGCTTTGACAGCGCCAGCATAATGAGGGCACTCAAAGAGCTGGAAGGGTATCAGCTATGGCTCCGAGAGAAGGCTGACGCGCTTGCTATTGAGCTGACAACACGCGGACTTGACTATGTAGCAATGCGCTTTGAAAGCGCTTACTACAAGGGGCCGCGCGATGATGTCAGCTATGATGTCGAGGATAGGGGAAACGGCGTCTACGCGATTGTCGTGAACGGTGAGACGGCAGTCATCATTGAGTTCGGCGCTGGTGTCACCCGGGGTTACGGTCATCCGCAAGCCGCAGAGTTCGGTTTTGGCCCGGGCACTTATCCAGGACAGACCCATGCCATGGACCCGAACGGATGGTATCTCCCAAGGTCTGCCGGTGGTGGACATACAGATGGCAACCCGCCCAGCATGTCGATGTACAACACCGCAAAAACACTGCGCGACGAGCTTGCCGATATAGCGAGGGAGGTGTTTGAAGATCGTTAGTCCAGAGAATGTCATCTTTACGATCATAGCCACCTCCATCCGTGCGCAGGTGAAAGACGTATACGTCGCTGGTGAGTACGTCAGTCAGCCCCCAAAGTTTCCCGCTGTCAACATCGTTGAATCAGACAACTTCCCAGTGCGGTCAACGCAGACGAACGCCAACCTCGAAAAGACCGTGCAGGTTGTCTACGAGGTCAACGTGTACAGCAACAAGACAAAGGGCAAAAAGGCAGAGTGTAAAGACATTGCCGCCCTTATCGATATCGAGTTCATGAGATTGGGATTTACGCGCCTTGTGCTGAATCCCATACAAAACATGAACGATGCAACCATCTACCGCATGTACGGCAGATACCGTGGAGAAGTCGCCGTGGATGCAGATGGGAACTACCTTGTATACAG